TGCAGTAGCAGTCAACGTTGACACAGTTGCTACATTTACAACCAGCAACTTGTTGGTAAATGCAGTAAGTGGCTACGGTGTTGTTGCAAGCGGTAACATTGTTGGTGGTAACTTAACAACTGCTGGACAAGCTAACTTGGGTAACATCAGAGTTTCTGGTGATACTATTACAGGTACCAACGGTATTGTCAAAGTTAACTCATCACTGGGTGATATTGACTTTGCAGTAAGTGGATTAACAGCCAATATCTTCTACATTGATGCTGGTGCAAACACAGCAAGTTTTGGTAACAATGCACAAACAACCAATGCAGTGGTTGCGTTTAATGCTACTAACTCTATCTTGATTCCAGTGGGTAACACTGCACAACGTCCGGCAACTGGCGTTCCAGGTATGTTGCGTTATAACTCAACATCCACTGGTGTTGAAGTCTACAATGGTTCAAATTGGTCAGCACTAGGCAGTTCATTTACATCTATCACAACAGAAACCTTTAACGGTGATGGCGTAACAACATCCTTTACATTGAGCAGTGCAAACTTCACTACAGACAGTGTGATTGTTACCCTGAACGGTGTTGTACAACAGCCAGCTGTTGCTTACGCGGTAAGTGGTACTAGTTTGGTATTCACCGAGGCTCCGGCAAGTGGTGACGTGATTGTTGTGCGTGAATTGCAAACAACTGTATCTGTGGGTAGTATCAGCAGTGGTACAAGCTCATTGGGTATCAGCACAGCTAGCGGCAATGCATTCTTTACAATTGGTGGCATATCCAATGTAATGACTGTGTCATCAGGTGGTGTAGATATCACAGGTAACCTAACAGTAAGCGGTAATGCCACACTAAGCGGTAACATTTTGGGTGATAGAATCCAGAATGGTACAACCACAATTGACATTCAAAGCGCAAGCGGTAATGCCAACATTACTGTGGCAGCAACATCAAATGTTGCTGTGTTTACAACAGGTGGATTGAACTTGGCAGGTGTATTAAGTGCTACTGGTAACGTAATTGGCGGTAACTTGAATGCATCAGGCTTGAGCCTAAGCGGTAACGTTGTGAGTGCATTGAATGCAACTGCCAACATCACTGGTGGTAACATAATTTCAGCAGGATTGTTTAGTGCAGCTGGCGACATAAGCATTGTTGGTAACATTGTTGACACAGGCACATTGTGGGTTAATACCAGCAGTAATGGTAATATTAACTTGAACCCCAATGGTACTGGACAAACAAACATACCTGCAGGCATATTAAGTGTTACTGGTAATATTGTTGGTGGTAACATCAGTGCTACAACCCACACAGGTACCACAGTAAGTGTAACAGGTCAAGTAACTGGTAGTCAGTTCAACGGATCAGGTGCTGGATTAACTAGCATTCCGGGTGCTAACGTAACTGGTACAGTACCTAGTGCTACAAGTGCTACAACCGCAGGCACTGTAACAACAGCGGCACAAGGTAACATTACAAGTGTTGGTACGCTAACATTGTTAGCTGTAACTGGTAATACCACAAGTGGTAACTTGTTAACCGGCGGACTAGTATCGGCAACTGGTACTGTAACTGGTAGTCAGTTCAACGGATCTGGTGCTGGATTAACGTCAATTCCAGGTGCTAACGTAACAGGTACTGTGCCAAGCGCAACAACAGCAGGTACTGTGACAACAGCGGCACAAGGTAATATTACAAGTGTTGGTACATTGAGCAGCCTGACAGTAACGGCTAACGTTGCTGGTGGTAACTTGACCACAGCAGGCCAGGTAAGTGCTACTGGTGCAATTACTGGCGGTGCAATTACTGGATCTAGCTTGACAGTATCAACTGGTAATATCAGTGGTGGTAACATTAACAACAACAATGCCAACGGTGTTGGTAACATTGGTAGTGCTACAACATACTTCAACACTGTGTTTGCCAAAGCTACATCAGCTCAATACGCTGACTTGGCAGAGAAGTACACAGCAGATGCTGATTATGCACCAGGCACAGTGGTTGAATTTGGCGGAGCAGCTGAAATTACATTGTCAGTTGAGCCAGAATCAACTCGTGTAGCAGGTGTTATTTCTACCAAACCAAGTTACATCATGAATGCAACATTGACATCCACACACGTGGCAATGGTGGCGTTGCAAGGTCGTGTACCATGTAAAGTTATTGGACCAGTAAGCAAAGGTGATATGATGGTAGCAGCCGGTAACGGTTACGCTAAAGTTGACAACAATGCACGAGCAGGTACAATTATTGGTAAAGCACTGGACACATTGCACGATCCATACGGTGTAATTGAAGTTGTGGTTGGTCGCAACTAAACACAGCTAACACTGTGACAAAAGTAGGACTCTTAGTAGTCCTATTTTTTTGGCTAAATAATACACTAATTTTGGATACAACATGGGATTGACTCGAATAACCGCACAACAGATATCTGACTCTGATTTTAAACAGGCAGTGCGTGTGGTTACAACTGCTAACATTAATTTATCTGGAGCTCCTTCTACTGTAGATGGGGTTGCTCTCGCCGCCAACAACAGAATTTTAGTAACAGGGCAATCAACAGCCAGTCAAAATGGCCTGTATTATGTGGATACCGTGGGTTCAGGATCTGATGGCACCTGGACTCGTACAGTAGATGGCGATACCTCGGGTGAAATTACCGCAGGCATGATTGTGGTGGTTGCAGAAGGCACATCGTATGCAGATTCTGAATGGCTGTTGACTACTAATGATCCAATTGTGATAGGAACAACAGGCCTAGCATTCGTCCAGGTAAGTGCAACCATATACAGCGGCTCATCAAATGTTTCAGTAACCAATAGTGGTAATGTGTCAATCAGCACAGCAGGAACCGCCAATGTGATCACAGTGGCTACCACGGGTGTGTATGTTTCAGGACTTGTTAGCACAACAGGCAATGTCAACGCTGTCAATTTGTATATTTCTACAGATGCAGTAGTTACCGGCAATTTAACAGTCAATGGCACAACTACTACCATTAACTCTAGCACAATCACAACCAACGATAAAAATATCACAGTTGCCAACAATCAAACAACCAGCGCAAATGTTGATGGTGCAGGGGTTGATGCTGGTGGCGGAACGCCAATTGCCACCTGGCGATACAATAACGCAACCTCCAGCTGGCAAAGTAATGTGGCGTTAACACCCACAGCAAATGGATCATTGGCTCTGGGTGCCGCAAGTAATTTTTGGGGCACTGCCTATGTGACCGCAGTATCAGCAACAGGCAACATCACCGGCAGTTACATTCTGGGCAACGGCAGTCAATTAACAGGAATTACTACCGGCTATGGCAATGCCAATGTTGCGGCCAACCTGGCTGCATTTGGTTCAAACCCCGTATCAACGACAGGCAACATCACTGGCAATTATATTCTGGGTAACGGTAGTCAGTTGACTGGTATTGCTGGCGCTTATGGCAATGCTAATGTTGTGGCCAATCTGGCTGCACTTGGATCAAACCCTGTCAGCACAACTGGAAACATCACTGGTGGCAACCTAATACAAGGCACCACACGAGTTTATAAATGGACAACAGCAACATCGGCTCCGGCTAATCCAGTCGCCGGCGATGAATGGTATAACTCAACAACAGATGTGTTATACAAATATATCAATGATGGCGTGTCAAGTCAGTGGGTTGATCAGAGTTTCCCAACTAGCTTTGGAAATATCACAGTATCTGGAAATATTACTGGCGGCAATATCAGCACTGCAGGCAATATCACTGGTGGCTATGCAACACTAAAAAATACAATTTTCAACGACACAGGATCAATCACAATTCCGGTTGGAAATACAGCACAACGACCTGCTAGCCCCACTGATGGCATGATTAGATTTAACACCACGTTGGGGTATGTTGAATGGTATAGTAATGCAGCATCGTCGTGGCTGGCAACTAGTACTGCCCCTTCTTACACTATAGAATATTTAATTGTTGCTGGTGGTGGTGCTGGTGGAGTAAGTTTTGGTGGCGGGGGTGGTGCCGGCGGATACATATCTGGTACTGTAACTGGGGTCAACCCCGGCTCGTCATACTCAATTGTGGTTGGTGCAGGCGGCACACGTTCTGCGGGTATTGGCGGTAACGGTTCCAACTCAACTGGTTTTACTCAGACAGCAGTCGGTGGCGGAGGTGGCGGAGGTGGCGGTGCTGGAGCCAGTGGAGGATCTGGTGGTGGTGGGGCCGGAAGAAGTGGTGGCGGCGCAGGCTATAATGGCGGCTCTGCTACCTCAGGACAGGGCAATGCCGGAGGTAGCGGTATATCAGCGGCATTAGTTGATGCCGGCGGTGGCGGTGGCGGGGCTGGTGCAGCCGGTGCAAATGCTATAAATGCCAATCCAACTGGTGCAGGTGGAGTAGGAACAAATTGGCAATCACTTGGGACTTATTATGGTGGCGGCGGCGGCGGTTGTTACGGATCAGGCGGCACAGGAGGCGGCGGTGCAGGATCAACAGGAACTGCAACCGATGGTACTGTAAATACTGGTGGAGGTGGAGGTGGATCTTTTAATACCACAGCTGGCAATGGGGGATCGGGTATTGTGATTGTTCGTTACCAGTCAGCTTCGCAAAAAGGTACAGGAGGTACAGTTACCAATTCAGCAGGATATTATTACCATACGTTCACGTCTTCTGGCACCTATATCTCTTGAGCATTAAGGAATTAACATGGCACATTTTGCAAAAGTAGTTGATGGAATAGTAACACAGGTGATCGTAGCTGAACCAGAATTTTTTGAAACATTTGTGGACACAAGTCCTGGCGAGTGGATTCAAACGTCATACAACACACACGGTGGTGTTCATACCATGGGAGGCACTCCGTTGCGCAAGAATTACGCTGGCATAGGATTTAAATATTATCGTGACATAGATGCATTTGTTCCGCCAATGCCTTATCCCAGTTGGTCATTGAATCATACAACTGGTTTATGGGAAGCCCCTGTTCCGTACCCCTTGGACGGCGAACGATACGAGTGGAACGACACCACACACCAATGGAATAAAGCCGCACAATGAGACTGACATTTGGTTCATTTACTTTCCAATAAATAAAATATGGCATTTCCCACATCTCCCACAAACGGTCAAACAACCACGGTCAATGGTGTACTGTACACCTACAATTCGTCTACGACCACTTGGAATGTAACTACAGCATTTACCGGCAACATCTTAACTAATACATTGAGTGCAAGTGGCAATGTTACCGGCAGTTTTTTCCTGGGCAACGGCTCGCAGTTAACTGGGGTAGCAACTGGTGTCGCATCTAATGTTGCACTAGGTACCAGCAATGTTAAAATAGCCAGTTCCGGAGGAAACATCTCTGTGGGTGTGGGCGGGATTGCAAACTTAGTAGTATTTGATACTGCGGGTAATACTAATATTACCGGCAATTTGCTCATGACCGGAAACATTATTCCTACCGCAAACAATTTGTATGCGTTAGGTGCACCCTCAATGACCTGGAAAGAAGTTTACATCGGTCCTGGATCATTGTACATCAACGGGCAACAGGTGTTGAGTTCTAGTGCCGACACAATTGTAGTCAGTGCTAATACCAACCAAAATTTAACATTACAAACATCAGGATCGGGCGGAATACGCATTGATCCTACTGGTGACGGTATCATTCAGATACAAGGCCCGTTACAAATTGCAGCCGGGAACAATATTACCAGCAGTGATGGCAACGCAATACAGTTTGCTAATCCCATTGCAGTTAATAATTTAACCAGTCAATCACTTAACAACAATTTAACATTAACCGCTAATGGCACAGGTACAGTTACTGTAACAAGCTCATTTAGTGCCAGTGGAAATATTTTATCTGCTGGACTTGTATCAGTTGCTGGTAATGTCACTGGTGGCAACTTAAACACAGCTGGATTACTGTCGGTCACTGGTACTGCCACCATTGGTGGAAATGTCAATCTCTCTGGCAGTATTATACCTTCATCAAACATAACTTATGATTTAGGTAGCCCTACAAACCGATTTAGAACATTGTACATTAGTGGTAACACCATTGACATGGGCGGTGCCAAAATTACAACAGACGCAACATCTGGCGGTTTTGCTCTTGTGCCACCTCCCACAACTGACAATCCAAATCCAGTAGGCACTGTGTTTAGCCCAACTGGTGCTATTTCAACAATAAACACCACAGCTGGTATAATTGCCGCAGGTGCTATTAATACATCAATTAATAACAATCAAGGAACAGCTAATTTTGGTAACATAGTAGTCAGATCAGGATTGCCAAGCATAGGGTCAAATGTGGGTGCGTTAAAGGTAATTGGCGGAACAGGCATATCTGGCAATTTAAATGTTGGTGATTTAATTTCTGCCGCAGGTAACATTATTGGTGGCAATGTATTAACAGGCGGATTGATATCGGCAACTGGTAATGTCATTGGTGGCAACTTGTCAGGTACAAGTATTGCAGGTACATTGACCACGGCTGCACAGACTAACATTACTTCAGTTGGTACTTTGGGTTCGGTAACGGTTACAGCTAATATTACTTCTGGTAATGCCAGTTTAGGCAATTTAGCAACAGCTAATTTCTTCACGGGCAATGGTAGTCAACTAAGTGCATTAACTTTTGGTAATATCTCAACTTTCAACACAGCAGGATTAACCACAGATGAATTGTATCTACAAAGTACAACAAGGTTGAATGTCACTGCTAGCGGAATGTCTGGATATGTTTTTGATCAATATGGCGCTACAGTCAATCCGACAATATACGTTACCAGTGGTCAAACACTGGCATTTAATTTAAATGTATCCGGGCATCCATTCTTAATTCAAACAGGTGCTAGTGCAAACTATAGCGTTGGGTTAGAACACGTTGATACTACAGGAACAGTATCAACAACTAGTTCAGCACAAGGCAAAATATCAGGAACATTATATTGGAAAATTCCGTATGGTATAACAGGCAATTACAAATATCAATGTTCTGCTCATGGAGGCATGAATGGCAATATTATTGTAACTGACGCAAATGTTTCAAATGTAACTGTTGGGTTAGCCACATTTGCAACCACAGCTAATAGTATAGCCGGTGCTAATGTGTCAGGTGCTGTGGCCAATGCAACATATGCTACCAGTGCTGGTAGCGCAACCACAGCTGCCACCGTAACAACAGCGGCCCAGCCAAACATTACTTCAGTTGGTATTTTATCCAGCGTCAGTGTAACTGGAAACGTCAATGCAAATCAATTTGTTGGTAACGGTGCCCCACTAACTACCATTACTGGAGCAAACGTAACAGGAACTGTGGCCAATGCTACCTATGCTACATCATCAGGTACAGCAACATCTGCAACAACATCAGGCACTGTAACTACCGCAGCACAAGCAAACATAACATCAGTTGGTACACTAACAAGTTTGAGTTCTGCTGGTAATATAACCACCAGTGGTTATTTTATTGGGACGTTCCTGGGGAATATATCTGGTAACTTAACAGTCCCAGGGTCAAATACACAAATACTATACAACAGTGTAGGCAATGCCGCCGCCAGCCCTGGACTTACATTTGATGCCGCAAGTAATGCATTAGTGTCAACAGGTACAATCAGTGCCACAGGTAACATCATTGGTGGTAATATTTTAGGTGGTGCAAATGTCAACGCCACTACGCATACAGGAACCACAGTAAGTGTCACAGGCAACATCACAAGTGGTAATTTACTAACTGGTGGATTGATATCTGCCACAGGTAACATTACCGGCGGTTACTTTGTTGGCAATGGATCTGCACTCACTGGCATTAATACAAGTGCCGCAAAAATATCCAACGGAACCAGCGAAGCCAACATTGGTGCTTCTGGGGGCAATGCAAATATTTCAATTGGCGGTACTTCAAATGTTGTAGTTGTATCTTCGTCAGGAATTACAACTACTGGGCTAACTGTTAGCAACGCCACGGGAGTTGTTAATTTTATATCTACTGCAAATGTCAGTCTAGGATCAGTAGCAAATCTTAAAATATCTGGTGGTACCAACGGATATGTTTTACAAACTGATGGCGCCGGTAACCTGGCCTGGGTAGTACAAAGCGGTGGTGGCGGACTTGCATACATCAGCAACGGCACCAGTAGTGTAACCGTGGTTTCCTCAGGCGGCAATGTTACCACATCGGTTGGCGGCACTTCAAATGTTGTAGTAGCAACCACCACAGGTATTAGTGTAACAGGTAACGTCAGTGCTGGCAACGGATATTTTACAGGTAATGTATTTTCTTCCTATTCTGACGTTAGACTCAAAACAATACTAGGAACAATAGAACACCCAACAGTTAAAGTTGGTCAAATTGAAACGTTCTACTATGAGCCAAATGAGTTGGCTGTGTCGTTGGGTGTATCTCCAGGATACAGACAAGTTGGAGTTAGTGCTCAGTCAGTGCAAAGGGTAGTGCCTGAGGCAGTTGCACCGAGTCCAATTGATCAAAACTACCTGACAGTTCAATATGAACGACTAGTTCCGTTACTGATCGAAGCAGTTAAGGAATTGACAACAGAAGTTGAACAGTTAAAGAAGCATTTAGAAAGTAAATAATGGCATTTCTAACTGGAAACACAGTATCTCTTGACAATACAGGAATGTTTGTCCCATCAAAAGCCACTGCATCATTGCCGTCTAGTCCAACACAAGGACAAGTTATATACAACACAGATAATCATCGTATGGAAATATACGATGCTGGCGTATGGAAAGATGCCGCAGACATTCGCCACGGAACGTTTTTAACCAGAATGGTCATTACAACTGGCTATGTAATGGGTGGATACAAAGATCAAAGCCCATGGAAAAATGTCAATCGCATGGTACATGCAACTGATGTAATGACCAACCTAGGCGACTTGTTGACCTATGCCGGAACTTATACTTCAGGAGTCAATAATTTAACCAAGGGCTTTTTGTGGAGTACCACTGACTCAATGGCTGCTGGAACAACAACTAGTGCGTTTAATCTTGCTACAGAAACCAACGCCGGATTAAACTCTGCCTGGAACACCTGGCAAGCACATGATGATATTGCTACTATTTTTAAAGAAACACAATATGCATACATTGCAGGCGGCACAGCCGATGTTGATCAATTTAATTTAACCACAGAAACCATGCAAGGCCTAATCACCGCATCATACTTTGGCGCAAATGCTGCCGGCTTTGGCGATGCAATTTCAACAGACACACACGGATATGCGTATGGATCAGCACTGGCAGTCAAGCTAATGTTCAGCACCACAACCACAGCAGTGATTTCACCAATGGTTTTAAAAGTCAGTAGAAATCCCAGTAGTGATGGTACTGTGAGGTTGGGCGCCACATACACTTCGGGTAATATGTTAACACACCCCCAGCAAAAAGGAATAAGCAGTAAATTGCAAAAAGGATACATTGGCAACGAAGGCACATATAATGGTGGATATAACTTACGCAGAATAAGTTTTGTCACTGACACCAGTCTAGGAACAGTTGCAAAGCCGGTTGGCAATTCTGGGGAAGAAAATTTTGATATGGGGCAAGCCCATCAATACATGATGGGCATGTATGATGGCGCCCAAAACAATCGAGGTTGGAAATTTAGTTATTCAACCGAGTCCGGGGCTGAACTAGGAGCCGGATCATTGAGAACCGGAATAGCAGGCGGCAGTTCGGGCCAGTGTGTCTGGAAAGGATCATAATGGGATTTTATATAAATTCGTCAGTAATTGCAGACGAAAATGGAGTAAGGGTACCAGCCTTTACCACAGCAACCCGACCAGCAAGTCCATCGCTTGGTCAAATAATCTACAACACAGATACAGGTGTTATGGAAGTACATGATGGCGGCATCTGGAAAGATGTGATCAGTACAGCATCTGGTGGCTCGTTTTTGTACAGACAGATCATCACAACTGGTTATGTAATGGGCGGATACCAAAGCAGTAGTCCTTGGAAAAATGTCAACCGCATGGTGCATGCCACTGATGTCATGACTAATTTGGGCGATCTACTGACCAATGCAGGAGCATATACATCGGGTGTCAACAACACCAGCAAAGGGTTCTTATGGAGTGCAGATAACAGTTGGCCGGGCACAAGTACTACTACTGCGGCATTTTACCTGGCAACCGAAACCAATGCTGGACTAAATGCAAATTGGAACATGACCGTTGGTCGCAACGACTGTGGCACATTTTTTAAAGAAAATTTGTATGCATGGATTGTAGGTGGCGGAGCAACTGGAGTTGATTTCTTTAACATGACCACAGAAACCATGGCATCAACTGGACTGACATCTTTGTCTGGTGACAGTATGCAAGCTGGAGTAGCTACCATCAGTGACGAACTAAAAGGTTTTGCATGGGGCGAAGGCACACATAAGTATAGTTTTGTAACAGGATCTACTATGACTGTTAACACCAGCGGAACTGTAAACGGAAGCGGCAGTCAACAAAAAGGAATTAACACCAAACTAGGCAAAGGGTATTGTGGTAACGAAGGATCTTACAACAGTGGGTACAATTTGCGCCGTTGGAACTTGACCACTGAAACCAACTCTGGAACTACCACAAAACCAGTAGGAGATTCTGGAGAAGAAAATTTTGATATGGGACAAGATCATCAATACATGATGGGATGTTACACAGCTGCCGGCCAAAACAATCGAGGTTGGAGATTCAGTTACATAACCGAATCAGGATTTGAATTAGGAGCCGGTTCTGTCAGAACTGGGGTGCCAGGCGGAAGTTCCGGGCACTGTGTATGGAAGGGATAAAATAATCATATGGAACAATCAGTGACTCAATACAAAGTAAGCGATTTATCAACTAATGTTAGTTTTTTAACCAACGACCACAAAGAACTTATTGTCACTGCAATATCTCAACACTGGACAATACCTGAATTCAAAGTCAAAAACTTTATTGGTAATGCACAGATAACTCCTTACGCCAAATTGAAACAGTACCTGTTGGAATTAAACACCAGAGAAAGTGCTGTGGAAAGTATGGAGTACGAATCACAAAAGATTGTATTTGAAATAGAAATCCACACTGAAGAAATAGAACAAACATCTAGTCCAGCACAGAAAAAACTACATCAGCTTGAAGTGATGAAATTGCAACGAATGCAACGAAAAAGCATGGCTCGGTTACAGGATGCTTACGATGAGCGTGATATCTATCTCAAACTCATTGACGAATTTAACAACAGTCCCGAAGGCTATCTTGAAGACGGCCGTCGTATCATGGATATAATGACAGACTCTACAGAAACTGAAAAGTTAGAAAAAGAATACTGGACACTGCGCCTGGCAAAACAAACAGCACTAGACATGATAGCATATGGTCGTGCCGGTGTAGGTAACATGGAAGCAGTTGGTATGCTAGAACCTGCACAACAGATTGAAGTAATGGAGTTGGCATGCGACTATTTTGTGCGAAACGAAATACGCACAAACAACATACTGAGTTATGTCAACAACAGCATCCAACAACTTGGAGTAGATGCACCAACAACAAAACTTTCATCTCAGTTGTATTTGGGCACCAAAGGAAAAGAAGATGTACCTACTGTTTAAAACTGTATCGGACCAGCAACTCGGAATAGTAAAACGAGCCGGTCACTATTTAGATTATGTGCTAGGATTCCTTGACGACTCAGTCAAGGAACTAGTAGACATTTCACATTTGAAAGCCACGGCTATTGCTGATACAGATGTTGCAATGGCTTGGAAATTTGCCGGCAACTACAGCGGATATGTCAGCGTCAAAGCCAATACATTGCCTGAAGAACAATTGCAGTTTTTATCAAGTTTAGAAGATGAAACAATCAAAGCCAAGTATTACTTGACAGACGCCGACAAAAACAACGCAACCAAGTTTATGAAAATTGCCATGCGCAAGATTGTTGACGAAGTATATGACAAGCGACTAAAAGAAATAGACGCCACAAGCCAGCTTGAGACAACCAGCTGGGCACAGCAACGAGCCGAAGCTGAAGCATACACTGCTGATAACTCTGTGTCAACTCCAATGCTGTCAGCATTGGCCACAGCAAGGTCTATTACCATAGCAGAAATGGTGTCAAAAGTGTTGGCCGCAATAGATGCTTATAATACCAGCATTGCTACATTGTTGGCAAACAAACAAATAATAGAAGCCAAAATTAAAAATTGTACAAATTTGGCTGAATGTAATGTGCTGTTACACACTAATTTTGGATACAATATGCCCGCAAACCAGCAAACAGACTTGAACTTCACCGCCGGAGCAGTGTATAATATATAGATGACACCTATATTTTCGGTTCCTATAAATCCCAAACTGAATCAAGCCCAGTTTGATCAGTTCTTACAATTTTTAACAAAGTATAAACCCTGGATATACGACTTGTATTTTACTTGTCGTATGCCGCCGTTTATCCAGGATGCCATGGGCGATGTGTTTATATCCGACTCGGGTGACACTATTGACGTGGCATTGAAGATACAAGAATTTACAGGGATTCCTATCTCGGCCACATTCAACAACACAATGATACGGCCAAGTCAGCATAACCTAGATTTGTTTATTAGCAACTTTAAACTGCTGTACGATGCTGGTGTACGGTCTGCTACTATTCCGCACACACACTGGCTGGCCACAAACCAAATACAAACCGCCTTCCCAGAGTTGAACATTAAAAACACAATTTTGCGTAATGTAAACACTCCTATGGAAGTGGCCAAGTTGGCCGAAGCAGGATTTCACTATGTTAACCTAGAGCGTGACTTGATGCGTGACAGAGACACACTGATCAAGATGAAACGAGTTGCCACCAAATACAACATTAAACTTAGTTTGTTAGCAAACGAAGGATGTGTTGGTGGATGTGCAATGATGGATGAACACTTTCAGTTTAACAATACCAGACAAGGCGAACTGCCGCAATATTTTAACGATCCAATCAGTCGTGTTAGTTGCCCAAAGTGGGACAAGGAAGATCCCAGTACTCCGTTAAAAACAGCAAACTTCACACCTTGGCGAGAAGACTGGGACGAACTGCTTGAGTATGTTGATGTGATCAAAATGCATGGGCGAGAAAGTGTGCCTCGACTGTTTGAAACAATGGACATTATCAGCAGATACGCTACCAACGAAGATATATTGTTTGACACATTCAACGAATACATCAACGAAACTAATCTAGTAAACAAACCAATAAACGCCTGGCGCGACAAGATTAAAAATTGCAAGTTTGATTGTTGGGATTGTAACTTTTGCGACAAGCTATACGAAACAAAAAGCAAACAACAAAGTCACCCGTTGATACTGGCAGTAACCAAAGAATTAGTTGATAGTGTAAATTGCCCTGTGGATGTAAATTTACAAGGTCTGACCAGTGTACGAGTGCAACAATTGTTGTTTGCGCTGTCACAGCATTGCACACAGTATTTAGAAATTGGGTCTGCACTTGGCGCAACCGCTGGTGCAGTAGCTCTTAATCCCAACATCAAGATTGATTGTGTTGACAACTGGTCACAACCAGACATACAACCTGAATCAGGGCTGTTTGATCTGCCAACCAACAGTAGAGCAGTATTTGAAACCAATGTACAACATGCAAATCTTGTGATACACGATCAAGACCTGTTGGCAGTTGATGTTGATAAAATTGCCAATGTAGATTTGTTTTTTTATGATGGTCCGCACGACGAAAAAACAGTTACGCAAGCCGTGGTGCATTACAAAAATTGTCTGGCTGAATATGCTATACTGATATTTGATGATGCCAACTGGACTGACACAGTAGTTGGTGCCAATCAAGGAATTGAACAAGCTGGGTTAACACCAGTGTATTCTAAAATGATGCTTAACTCAAAAGAGAATCCAGGGCAATGGTGGAATGGCCTGTACATTTTGGTTGTTAAAAAATGAAGGTAATTAGGTTTCCCATAATTGCAGCCGACTTGTTTACTACCTCTGTGGGCACTGATGAACAAAGACAAACTCTACTGGATGAAGCTCTAGCACACCGTACTGCTGATCAGGATGTGATGGCATTTAGCAATGAAGGCTGTTGGCGTAGTCAATTCAAGTATCAAAACATTGAGTGGTTGTTGACTTGCCTTCGAGACTTAACAAACACAGCAATTGATTATTACATAGAAACAGACCATTCGTTTGCCACCAAAGTAAAACACTTTCAGGCACCCGAAGTAAAGTACTGGACAAATGTGAACGAACCAATGAGCAAAAACAGTTTGCATATTCACGGATTGTACCATTTTGTGGGATTGTATTACATGCAGGGATATGGCACAGGAGACTTGGTGTTTCACAACCCTAGCAATTTAACAGAAACTTGCAATCCGTATGCACCGTTTATATCAAGAACATCTTGGGCTCCAAAGAATGGAGATTTGCTGGTATGGCCGGGCTGGATGCCACATGAAACGGAAATTAACATGAGCAAAGACCAGCGAGTAAATATTGCGTTCAACATACGCTTTCAAACGCCACAGATGATATATGACTAAAAAAATTGAATTTTTCTCCAGTGTACCAGGTGTGGCCGAAACCTTCCCCATTGTGCCAGCTCGACAAGTGCTACCTGGATGGATACACCAAGCTCGTGCCGATTATCTAAAACAAAAAGACAAACGAGAAATACACATATTCAAATGTCCCGGCATATTTGAAATGTTTAGTACAGGCTACATAATCCCTGCCTGGCACGATTTTGAAATTGAAAGTAATGAAGTGGGTTTCAGAGTTACCATGCCTGACGGGTCATTGAATACTTTGTTGGGCAAAGAAACTCTACAGTCGCAACATTCAGATGGTGTGGCTAAATTTCTACCCAAGCGCCCTTGGAGTGTGGCTAGCATACTAAAAATCAACACACCTTGGCATGTGATGGCTCCGCCAGGAGTCAAGTTTATAATGATACCAATACCGTACACAGATGATTTTAGATTTGAAAGTTGTACTGGTATATTGGATCCAGGCATAAGTTCAGAGTTGAATGTACAAGGGTATTGGAACGAAAAAAGTGGAAAACATCTAGTCAAGGCAGGAACACCCCTGGCACAGCTAATACCATTGACCGAAAAAACATACGATTTTGTTGTGCGAGATAAGTCTGCAAGGGATGAATTATGGATGACAAAACGAAAGTACTTGAATTTCTTTGGTTTTATCTTTAACAGACCAAAGATCAAAGAAGCATACGAACGTCATATAGAGGAGAAGTAACGTGTTCTTGTTAAAAGGATTGGAATACCTGTGGATGCTGGTATTCATCATGATCACCGCGGGCATTGCAAAAGAGAAGAATCTGTTTGCCAGTGCATTTGCCTACATCCAAGACACTGTCAAAAGCAACCGTGTGTTAGTTGCACTAGTATCAGCAGTTGGCGGTATTTTGCCCATTGAAGGGCGTGTTACTGTAAGTGCAGGCGTGTTAGATACCATGACGTGCGATCATGCGCACAGCAGAGAAAAAATGGGTATTGTAGACTACCTTGCCAATCACCATTACTACTTGTGGAGCCCGTTGGAAAAAACTGTTATCTTACCCATAGCGGCATTTGGGTTAACCTATGCCGCCTGGATGGCAATGATTTGGCCCTTACTGGCAGTATCACTAGCATTTGTTGCAGGTTATATTTTCTTTGTGGTCAAAGAAGAAGACATTCATATCGACCACACAGGTGAGTTTAAAATCTCTGCTGTTCTACGGAATGTTGTACCGTTCTTTGTTGCAATAGGCGTTTACATTTACTGCGGTGGTGACAAGAATGTGTTTGAAATCTTTGGATTACTTGCATTGTACTACTGCTTGCTGACACAAACATGGGATTAC